CGGGCCTGGAATTTCTGCTTGGTCGCCGGGTCTTTGGTCAGGTCGATCAGCCCTTCGACGGAGAGCAGCAGCGCCTCCAGCTTGCGCGCCATGCGGGCGTTCTCCAGGTCCACGGTTTTACTTCGCATCTGCATATCGATCTCCAATGCCCCCGGACGCCTTGACCGGGAGTTCAGGCCACCACTTGGGCGACTGGCTCATGACCTGCAGCATGAATTGCTGGCAGTCCTCGGCGTCGTCTTCGTCGACGACAGCCACTACTTCGTCGTGCACGGTCAGCACCACACCGTTGTCGTTGGAACCCCAGCGCTTCTCGATCTCCAGCATCTGCTCGAAGACCACGATGCGGGCCAGGGCCTGGGTCACGTTTTCGGTGATGGCGCCGCCGTACACTTTCTTCATCCGGCGCTTTTCCTTGTCGTCGTACACCCAGACAAGGTCGCCGTCTTCCTCGAACTGGTGCTGGCGCAGGTCGTAGTACTCCATCCCCATGCCGTTCGGCAGCACGAGGCGGTTGTGCTCGATGCGGATCAGCCCCCAGTCGTCGAGGTACTCGTCACGGCCGTTGACCATGTCGAGGATGCTGTCGTTGCAGCGCCGCCAGAACTTCCGAATCTCGGCGTGTTTCCGGCGGTACACGTCCACTGTAGCCTGGGCTTCGCCTTCGGTCAATTTTACTCCACCCATGATCCGCGCCGCCCGGCGGAACGCCCCGCCGCCGGACTGGAACTGCAGCTGCAAGTGGCCGACCTTGCCGTGCTGGCGCTCCCGCGGGTGCATTTTCTTGTCGACCGGATAGCCGTAGATGTCCTCGGCTAAGTCGCAGTACAGGTCCACGCCGCTGCGGATCTTGGCGATGGTGTCCATCTGCCTGGCCAGCAGGTGGCAGACACGCAACTCGATGTTGGCCGAGTCGGCGACGACGATCTTCTTGCCCTTCGGCGCCACGATGGCGTCGCGCATGCCGGCGACGTGGACCTGGTCGTTCGTGTAGATCGTGCCGTCAGGCAACATAATGCGGTTGTCTTTCTTGTTGTACTTGTGCAACCTGTCGAAGCCCTTCGGCGTAGACAGCAACGTGTTCTTCGGCGTGAGCACCGTCGGTGAGCGCACGCCAGTCAGGTTCTGCAAGTTGATCTTGCCGCCGCCGGCGGCCCGGTCGGTGTGGGTCTTGCCGTACAGCAGGGGCACAGCCAGCGGCCCGCGCTCGGCGATGCCCACGAAGCGCTCGATGCGCGACTCGGCGATGGTCGACTTGACACCCAGGCGCGCAGCGATCAGCGCTTGCAGGTCCGGGTCTTCGTCGTCCTCGGCCATGTCCTGCATGGCCTCGTCGGTCTTGGCGAAGGCGTAGACCAGCAGCGGGTTGCCCTCGGAGTCCTTGCGCTTGGGGCTGTACTTCATCGGCGGCTCAATGCAGAACTCCTCCCGCAGGATCTCGGCCATCTTGGCGTCGCTGCGCAGCTCGCGCTGCACCATCTGCATGCGGGTCTCGTGGGGCAGGCCGACGCCGATGTCCAGCATGTCAGCCACCTTGTCCAGCAAGTAGGCCTTGCGCTTGCCGAGGTCGGAGCGCATGCGCTTGAGCAGGTCGAGGTCCAGCTCCAGGCGAGGGTCGGCGAACATTCGGGTGAACAGGTGCATGAGCTGCAGCTCAGCGGCGGGGAACTTGTTGCGGAACTTGAAGAACAGGTCGCGGCAGCGGGCCACGTCGTTCGAGCAGTAGTCGCCATATGCCTTGAGCTGGCCGGGGCTGAAGTCGGCGCGCCGCTTGTTGATGGCGTCGTGCACGGCGGTGCCTTTCTCGGGGATGCCGTACATCTTGCAGAGGTTGGCCAGGCTGTTGGAGACCTTCCCGCCGTGCAGGCGCCGGGCCATCTGGAGCGTGCAACCGTAGAACTTCGGGCGGATGCCGTAGTGGTGAGAGAGGATCAGCGAGTCGAACTCGCTCATGTTGTGGCCAATCAGGTACGCGTTGCTGAAGTCGATGTGGTTCAGCTGCCAGCGGATGTACTCATCGTCGCCGGTCATCCACACCGGGTCTTCCATCCCCCGGGCGATGCTGAAGCCGATGGTCTCGAACCGCGTGTCGCGGATGTATTCCTCGTTGGTCATGTAGGACAGCGAGTACGCGCCCGACGCCTTGTCGGTGTAGTAGGTCTCGAAGTCCAGAAAGGTAGGGACAATGCCCGCCATGCTCAGCTCCTATCGACTGTGTGCGATCCATTGGATGTCGCGGACCTCGTCGTACAGCTCGACGTCCTGACGTATCTCCGCTTCGATGGCGCTGGACAGCTGCGCCATCATGCACGGGTGCTTGGGCGAGACGGTCAGCTTCCGCTTGCCGCCGTCGCCCAGCGTGTAGAACACCTCAACCGTCCACCGGTGAGGCCGGCCGCGATGCAGCTGCCCCTTGATGATCCGGTACGTGGGCCAGCCGTAGTGGTAGCGAACCGTCACGCTCATTGCTCAGGCTCCTGAACAGCACGGCCTGGCCGCGCAGGGTGTTGACCCGGACCGTCACCGGCTCCAGGTGTTTGGGGTTACAGCAGGATCTGTTCCTGCACGTGTGGTCTAGCACCAGGGCGCGGTCGTACTCGCCGACCAGCCGCACGTAGGTCGCGATGTGGGCCATATGGCGTTTGCCCTGATGCCACACCCGGCCGTAGCCGTTGCGGTTGATCTCGCCGCACCAGACCCAGCAGCCTTTGCGGTTGACCTCAATGCGCTCCTGCCAGTTGGGCGGCAGGGCGAGCAGCAGGTTGAACTTGCACTTGCCCCTGGCCTCACGGTGAGGGTAGGGGTAGCCGTCGCAGTAGCAGGTGCTGCCCCGCCAAGGCCTCTGGTTGGCCCAGGGATCGCGGAGCCCGGGCGACCCGCAGCTAGGGCACGGGGTGGAGTCGGGCTCGCCCTGGAACCGCTTGCGGCAGCTGCTCTTGCGGCACCGGCAGTGGACATCACGGCGTAATTTCGAGCGGGACGAGCGCTTCTTCTGGGATGTGGCCATCGTGGCATGCCTGCGCTATCAGGTTGAGGATGGCCATGGCCCCGCCGTAGCTGGGCTGGTGGCTGCCTCGGTCGTAGTTGCGATTGCGCACCCGGTTGGCCACGAAGCGGCTGATCTCGGCGGTGTCCGCGATCTGCTGGTCCGTGTACCCGGCCTCGTACAGCACCTGGTAGTAGGGCGCCCAATCCTCAACGCGTTCTGGGAAAGTCATCTCGGTTCCTCTAGGGGTCGGTGTGGGTTTAGTTTACACACCGACCCCGGCTGTTACAAACCGAGGCGCTTCTTACGGGCGGCCATCAAGGCGGCCAGCCCTTCGTCGTTCGCGCTTTCGGCCGCGTGGTAGGACACCGTGGCGTTGTAGGCGTCGAGTTCGTCCTTGGTGAAGAACGGCTCCAACGCTTCGGCCTGCGCCGCGCGGTAGCGGTTGATGGCCGCCAGGTGCAGCGCCTGGTTGGTCGCGTCGTCGATGGCGTTGTGGGCGGTGCCGCCGTACTCGCATTGGACGTGGGCGAACTCCTGGCGCAGGGTGCGGAAGCAGCGCTCGGAGCGGTAGTCCACGGGGTTCTTCATGCCGACCGCCGCGTAGGCCGAGTCCAGCCAGGTGAAGTCCTTGCGCGAGCTGGCCCACACTTCGAGGGTGTCCGGGTGCATCGGCAGCTCCTCGTCCTCGTCGGGCGACAGCCAGTTGCTGAAGGCGACCAGGGCCAGGTTCAGCGGGTAGCGCTCCAGCTCACGGTCGAACAGCTCGGCGCGGGCGGCCTCGCTCTGTTTCAGCCACCACAGGATAGTGCCGGGGTCGACCACCAGGCCGGCGGCCATGGCGCTTTCCAGCTCGATGCGAGCGTAGAAGGTGTCCTCGATGATGCCCAGCGTGGGGCTGAACTGCACAGCACCCAGGGCCACCACAGCGGCGCGGTCGTTGAGACCCATGGTCTCGAAGTCAAGCATGACGTGTTTCATCTGTATCTCCGTCGGGGGAATGCAGCGAGCCCGAGACGTCGGGCTCGCCATAGAACGTGTTTCAGCGAAGCCGGGGTCACCCACAATCCCTGGCAGATGTGCTCGATCTCATAGCCGTGCGCCAGTAGCTCCATCGCCAGGGCGATTTCCTCGGGGCCAAGCAGGCGCGCGGGCATCAGTGCAGCGTTCCGGTGGGGGTCGGCGGCTCGGCCACGGCAGGGTCGGTGACCCACGCAGGGATGAGCCCTACGGAGACGGCGTGCTCGCTGAGCTGGCGCACGCCAGCGGCGAACAGCTGCCCCTGCTGCACCTCGGTGATGTCGACTCCGTGGGCCCTGGCCGTGGCGATACCCAGGGCGATGATCATCGCCATGTGCATGTTCAGCAGGTGCTCGTGCGGCGTGTTGGCGATGATCTCCGGGTTGCCATCCGCGTTGATCACCGTGGCCGTGTAAGGGCGCCCCGCGTTGACCGCCGTGATGAGCGCCGCGTTGACCGCCTGCGCCGTATCCGGCACGGTCACCGGCTCTACGACCAGCTCCAGGTAATACTCGGGGCTGCGGTGCATATCGACGGCCTGCATGTAGGTGCGCAGCAGCGCCTCGGCGAAGGGCCCCTCGGCGCAGACGTGGTTGCTGTAGTGCTCGCGGACACGGACCGGACCGTCGCCCAGCTTGGCGGCCAGCTCGCGGTAGCACTGGCCAGTGGTCGGGAATTTGTGGCTAGACATGGATGTTTCCCCAGTAGTTGCTGCCTACGTACACCTTGATCACGCCCCGCAGCGCTGCCGCATTGGCGGCAGCAGTCATCTCGCCGAACGTTACCTCGGGTCCACTGCACAGGATCTCGCCTTCGTGTATGACGACACGCGTCTTGAGCTCCTGGCTCCACCCCCGGTTGGGGGCGAAGTTCATCCAGCGCATGAACTGGTTCATGCGTGTCTCGCTGCGGCGCACGCGCTCGACGATCTCCTGAATCGGATCGCCGCCGTACTTGCCGTCTTCGTAGCCGTGAGGCCGTTTGTCTTCAGACATGGATAGCTCCCAGCGCCAGTGCGGCGCACAGTGTTTCGAACGAATCGTAGGCGGCATAGAAGCACACGTAGTTCTGCCGCGATCTTGGTATTGTCGTAACGGGCGAACGAACAACCCACGTGCCGTTGAACGAGCCTACGTAGATGACCCTGCCGAATCGCGAAGGGCCGCCTGTCAGCCAATACGCTCCTGCGAACCGTGACGTCGCTGTATTCATCCCGAGACTACGTAGAACTTGTAGCTGCTGGGGAGTAAAGAAGTCGCCGTTCATTTCGTCAGCTCCAGGTAAGCGACCATCGCTTCGAACGTGTCGAACGCGGCGACGATGCAGAAGTTGCGGGTGTCGTGCCCGCCGTTGCGTTCTTGCTCCGTCATCGACGGGCGCAGTACCCAGTGGTCTTTGTACATCGTCCCGTACAACTCTCGGTCACAGCACATGGCGCCGAACCAGGAAGCATTCATGTCCGTCACGTCGTCTGCACCGCACCAGAGGCAAACGTAGGCGTACCCCAAGGTCTTCAGCCTGGTCTTGTACGCCGCCGGTATACTCACGTGGACGCTCATGCGAGCGCCCCGGTGAAGAAGGCCAGCACGTCCTTGTGCATGGCGCAGGCCTCGTTGAATGCCGCCTTGCGGGCGTGCGGGTCGGTACGCAGGCGGTCAGGCTCGTGCTGGCACAGGTGCTGCGACAGGCGCTTGGCGATCACGTCCAGCTGAGGGTCGGCGGTGAGGTTCAGCGACGGCAGCACTTCGGCCAGGTCGCGGGCGTTCTCTACCAGGCTGTCGCGGAACACGGTCTCGGGCTTCGCCAGGCGATCGATGAACGCCTCCAGCACCTTGGCCACCCGCTGGTAGGCATCGCCCACGGCGCTGGTCAGCGTGGCCGTGGTGGTGCGCTCGATCTCTGCCTGGACCCGGGCCAGCTCGTCCTCGCCGATCTCGACGCGGAAGTCGCCGGCGCACGGCAGCGGCAACACGTTCAGGCGGAAGTCGAACTTGCCGGCCAGCACGTCGGCGGTCGGGTAGTCGTCCTCGTTGAACAGGGTGCCCAGCAAGCGCTTGGCTTCCTGGCGGTGCAGCGGATAATCACCCAGCAGCTGGGCGACGGCGTTGTCGAACTCGGTCTTGAACTCGCCGATGCGCTGCATGTAGTCGAAGTAGCCCATGCTCGACAGGGCGCGCGGGCCGGCGTCGGACCAGGGCAGAGTGCAGCGGTAGTGGTAGTCGCGGGCCGAGCGCACCACCTTCTGCACGGTCTCCAGCGCGGAGCCGTCGATCAGCGACTTGTAGTAGGTGCCCTGGTTCTGCGCCAGCTGGTGGTTCGCAGCGACCTCGGACGTGGCCTTGCGGTCGATCTTGCGAGCAGTCCACTGCGACACGCGCAGGTCAACGAGCATGGCTTTGGTGGCAATGTGGGTCATGGTGTTTCTCCGGTCAGGGTTTAGTTCATCGTCAGTGCGGCGTACATCACCGCGGCTTGCAACTGGTCTGGTTCAAACACTAGCAAGGGCGGTCCTACAGGACCAAATTTTTTCGACTTGTGCACGTGCCACTGGCCGGTGCCAGCGGCGTTCGGCATCACGACGGCGGTCTCCGACGCGTAGCCGCAGAACTGAGTCTCGCCGTCGTAGCGGGTGATCGTGTACCACCCTTCGGGCAGCCACTCGGGTCGGTCTTCGGTCATTTCCACCACCACGAACTCATTCATAGGCCGGGTTGTATCCGTCCTGCTGGGTCAACATGAAGGCGACGGCGGCCGCAGCCGGCGATGGGAACCCACCGAGGATCGTCTTGGCCTTCTCCCTCGGCGAGCTGATAGTCGTGATCGCCCACAGCCCGTCGTCGAAATCGTCCCGCCAGATCCGCAGTGCCCGGCGCACCACCCGCCCATCGGGGTAGCGGAAGTCCACCACCCGGCGCCACGACGGTACGCCCTGGCGGTCGGAGCTGTGCAGCTGCCACTCCTCGGGCATCACCCAGAGGCTTTCCTGGTGGCTGTTCACGGCTTGAACCAGCTCGGCGGGAAAGCCTCCAGATCGGCCGCGCAGTATTTGCGCATGTCGTATTCGTACTTCCTCATGGCTGCCTGGTACTCAGCCATGGACTGCCCCGGCTTGACGTTGCGCAAGGCGTCGTGGGCCATTCGCGCCAGGGACAAATCTGGCGTGTTGGCTTTTGCCGGCGCCAGCTCAGGGTTCAGCTCGACCGCCACCACTGCTGCCACCGGTGTCGGGTAGAACGTCATCGACCCTTCGAAGTGCCACTTGATCGCGCCGCTCACGGGCTTGGCTCGCAGCTTCGGCTGGCCTTCCTTCTGGAATGCAGCGCCTTCCACCAGATCGTAGCCGTGCTCGTACAGCTGGCGGACCCAGGCCCAGGCTTCGTCTTCGCTGGGCGCCCACATGTCGATCAGAAGTTTCATTTTCGCCTTCATGGTCTACCACCCTCGGGGTTCGGTGAACTCAGTGTCGTCGGCTTTAGCCTCGATCCGTTCTGTGTAACTGCGTATCGGCACCTTAGCCTTCGGCACCTTAGCCTTTGGGGGCACCGGCGGAATTTCGTCGGTTTCGACGAACAAATCCAGGGCAACTACGGCTGCGACCGGAGACGGGTAGGTCACTTTCTCGTCGTTCATGAGCGGCCTGCCGTTCCTGCACACAATCCAGCGGACTGCGCCGGCGACCAAGCAAGGCAGCATGTACTGGCCGTGTTGGTTGACGAACCCGGGGATCGTGTTCTCATCCCCCGGGCTCGTCAGAATCCAGCCACGCTCGTGCATGGTGCGGAGCCAGGCCCAGCCTTCGTCTACTGTCGGCGCGGCGTGGTTAACTAGTCTAGTTATCGGATCTTTCATCGCTCGCTACTCTGAAAAGGCCAGGGAAAATCAGGATCAGCTGGGCGTACGCGGCCTCCGCGTCGGGGAGCAGCGTGATGTCCACGTCGCCGACGATAATGCGCAGCTCGTCGCCCGTGGTCGTCGTGTGCAGCTGGATACGCCCGTCCGGTATTGGGTACGCGAGGTTCACCTCCAGCCGCGGCAGCCGGTCGTACATGATCTCGGCCGCGCTGGTGTTGGTGAAGCCCGTGTACGCCAGCATCCAGTTCTCAATCATTTCGGATCTCCCATCAGCTGCATCACGGCGTGGACCATCATCGGGTCAGGGTAGGGGCCAACGTCCCATGTGTCCCAGTCACGGTCGTCGTGGTAGCTGAACCCCCTGATGTGGTTCAGAGCTGGGCGCCAGGGGCGCCAGCGCCCACCCCACATACCCTGGTGCTTGCCCTGCAGGATCGGCACGATGAAGCGGCCGCGGTGCTCACGGACAGGCATAGCGAACCGCTCGCGGGTGCCGTTATTCCGCCAGTCGTAGCCGAGCTTGCGCATGGCAACGCGCTGCTCCTTGGTGCTAGTCCAGATCATCTTTCGTCAACTCCCATGCGAACAGGGCTGCCTGCGGCGACTCGTGCCATTCGCCCAGCATCCCGAGCTTCCACAAGTCATTCGAGCAATGCAGGTTCACCGCATAATCGGGATGACCGAACCGTCGGTTGAGCCTGATATCGGTCACCCCTCTGTACGCGGTACTTATGTCGGCCCAGCCTTCAGCTGCTACCCAGTCGAGGTTTCGTTGCTTGCGTGTCTTCCACTGCAACGGCGTCAGCTGGCCCTTCGCCCACTTGGTCTTCACTGCGCACCCCCCAGCAGTGCGTAGGCTGCTGCGGCCTGGACCGTCTCGAACCGCACTGTCTCCCTTGATCCCTTAGTCCATGCCACCCAGCCTGGGCGCAGATCGAACTCTTTCTCGATGGCGGCGGGGAAATGGTCGTCGTAACGCTGTTCACCATGCGTCCAATAAAAAACGTCCGGGTTGTTCACCCACCCGTTCTCGATCAGCCACTGCTCGTCGTTCATTCCGGCGGTCCTAGTAGAGCCCAGGCCACAGCGGCCTGGACAGAAGGGAAAATCTTCCCGTGCTCAGACCCGGCGGGAAACCCCTGCCACACCAGACTACTGGCGTTCTGGCGAACCGCAGCGGGTTGGGGCTGGCTGACCCCTGTGCCTGGCGCAAACCACCACTCGCACATCGGCGTCCAGCCGTTGGCACGCAGCCATTCTTTGTCAGCGTTCGTCGAACTGGACATTGATCGTGGTCCCCCACGGCGACTTGACGTCGGTGGTGCTGAGCCACAACACGTTCGGGCGCTCGTCCCCGAACGGCGTGTAGCCGTCGGTCAGCACGATCGTCAGCTGGGCGTCCGGGGCGTTCTTCTCGACCCAGTCCAGGCCAACGGTCATGTCGGTCCCACCACCGCCCACGCGCTTGGCGCTGGTGCGGACAGCTTCCGGGTCGGGGCGCTCGAAGTAGTCCACGTGGTTCACGTCGGCGTCGACGTAGATCACGATCAGCTCGCTCGGGCACACGTCGTTGACCGCGCCGCACACCTCGCCGAAGAACTGCCGCAGCTCCTTGGCGCCGATCGAACCCGAGGTGTCGATCTGGAACACCAGCTTGCGCATGGCGCCGTCGCTGTACAGCCCGGGCAGGTAGGTGCCCTGCGCCACGAAGCGGCGGTTCGGCCTGGCGAACGTGTAGTCGGAGCGTGCCTTCTCGGTGAGATAGACCTTGAGCTGTTCCTGCCAGGCGACCACCGGGTTCATCACCTCGTCGATCAGCTCGCGGATGCCGGCCGGCAGTTTGCCCATGGCCTTGGCCACCTGCGCCGCCTTGGCGATAGTCGCCTTGGCTTTTGCCTGGGCCGCCGGACCCTGGTCCGGGGCGTCCATGAGGTCGTCGTCCAGCGGGTTGCCGTTACCGTGGTCCGCACCTCCGCCACCCGGCGGGTCGGGCGGCAGCTGGGCATAGACCTGCTCGCTGGTCATGCCGGCGTAGGCCTGGCTGTGCAGCACGCCAGCGGGCAACGAACCTTTCTCCTTGAAGATGATGTCGTTGATCACGTAGTCGGCGGCATGATTCCAGCGCTGCGGGCTGCGGCCCTGGCGGCGCCACGGATGCATCAGGGCGATGTGCATGCACTCGTGCTTGAGCACGCCCACGGCTTCGGCCAGCGGGAGCTTGTTGAAGTTGACCGGGTTGACGTACAGATTCGCCCCGTCGGTGGCCGCTTGCCACAGCTTGCGTCCGTCCGGGAGTTCCTGGGTCTCGATCACCTTCAGGCTGAACATGATCGTCGCGTAGAACGGGTGATTGATCACCAGCTGCGTCTTGGCCTTTTCGAAAATCGAGTGCTTCTTAATCACGGCTCTTCACCTCTGCGATCAGTTGGGTAAGCTGGCGCGCGGCGGCGCGCAGCTCCCGGATTTGTTGCAGCTCCTCGCGGAGCGTGACCAGCACGCGCTTCCTCGCACGAGCCAGTTCCTCTTGGATGCATGCCAGCGCGAAGCGCCCGTCGAGCTTGGCGTCGTCGCTCAGTCCCTCGGCCTGCAGTCTACGGCTGGCCTTGGCCAGTTCGCGCTTCCACTGGGTCACGTTGCACCTTCCTCGGGTCTCGCTTGACGTCCTCCGGCGTCAGCAGGAACGCTGCTGATGCCGCTTCGGCCGAGGCGAAGACCACGTTGTAGACCGTCCTCGGGTATCGATGCCCGGTCGTGAGGTCTGCGATCAGGGCTCGCATCCGCCAGCCATTGGGTTTCCTAGCCGGGGCTATCACCCAGCGCGTCGAACCGATGGGGTTCTTGTGGCTGTAGCGCCAGTAGGCGAATGACTCGCCGCCCGGCGACAGCAGCGGTTTCCAGCCCTGGTTGACCAGGGCTTGGATCGGCTCCACCTCACACCCCAGAGATCAGGCTGGCGTTGCTGATGGCCCACTTGTTGAAGGTGCTGGTCTGAGACAGGGTGCTGTCGCGACGCAGCGAGTCCTGGATGCTGAGCACGGCCATCTCCGGGCGCCCTGCCTTGGCGAAACGCTCCAGGTAGTTGAACACGCTCTCCTGGTTCTCGTGGGTGGTGCGAGCACCCAGGGCGACAGCCACGGCGTACTGAGTCGCGCTGTCGTCCGGCAACGGGGCGCTGTGCGGGTTGAGCAGGATCGCCTCGATGCTCGGCATTTGCAGCCAGACGTCGCGGAAGGCGATGTACTCAGCCGCCGGGCCCTTACCCACAGATCCCATGGCCAGGTTGTACATGCGGTCAGCCGGCAGCTTGGCCTTCTCGTAGCGGTCCACCATCACCCAGCTGCGCTCGGTGGCGAATGCGTCGCCCTCCAGCTTCTTGGTGACGTGGTCGTCGAACGTGTTGAGCAGGTCCGGGCGCATCGCCATGAACGCCAGCAGGCAGGTCTCGATGTTGCCTTGGGACAGGCCCCAGCTACGCCAGCAGTCGAGGTCCGACTCGACGTCGATGTGGGTGGCACGGTTGGCCAGCGGCGTCGGCATCTTGAACACCACGCCGCCGTCGGTCATGCGGTTACCGGTCATGACGATGCTCCAGCCCGGCTTCATGCGCTTGCTACCGATGCGACGGTCGTGCGTCAGCTGGTAGGCCGCGGCCTGCACGGACATGGGCGCCGAGACGATCTCCTCCAGGGCGAGGATGCCGTAGTCCGGCACGTCCTCGCGGCCGATGAAGGGGAACCAGTCGGGCACCAGGCGATCCTGGGTGCCGTGCACGCTCGCCACCGGCAGGCCGCCGATGTCCACCGGGTCGCACTGCGACAGGCGCACGTCGATGAAGCCGAAGCCGTCCTTCATGCCGAAGCCTTCGGCCGGCTGATCGCCGTACTCGATCACGCCCGCCTTGAGGCCCAGGTCTTCGGCGCGCTGCGCCGAGGCTTGGAGGATGGCAGCGGACTTGCCGATGCCGGGAGCTCCGCGCACCATGAGCACGGTGCTGGCGATGTTGGCGTCACGGATGTGGGCGATCAGGTCATTTACGTTCATGGTGTATCTCCGTTCGGGTTAACTAGGGGTAGTTACTGCGGGTTGGTGGAGCTAAATCTCAAACTGTAGGCATAGTTTACACTAGCCAGGGTAAGGGTCAAGTTTTCTAGGATGCGTTGCTGCTTAGTGCCACGAAAGCGATGACCGCCTCGGGCGATTCGAACGTACCCTTGAGGACAAAGCCGGTGACTGCGTGCGCGTCCCACTGTAGAAGACGGACGGTGGTCCAGTACAGGCTGTACGTACCGCGACCTGCGTAGCGCCGAACCTCCCAGGTGCCGCCCTTAACGTGCTTGCGGTAGTAGCGCGGGGCGTCGTTTTTCTTGTGCCACCCTGTGGCGCGGAACAGGTTGGGTTTTTGCTCAGCCATTTCGGCCTCCTTGTGTCAGTGCCACGTAGGCGATGACCGCCTCGGGCGATTCGAAAGTTCCACAAAAGCGTGTGAGGCCGCCGTCCAGAGCGATCAGCTTCCACCCGTTTTCGACGAGGATAGTCAGCCAGTAGCCACGGGGCCGTCCACGCAGCGTGTAGGACTGCCCCGTGGCGCAGGACCAGCCAGCCTCCAGGAACAGCGCGCTAGCCATGCAGGTCGCTCCTCATCTGGAAGTAGACGCAGAGCGCGGCCGCGGTTGGATACACGCCGAGCGACATGGTCTCCACCCGCCTGGCGCTGCCTGTGTTACGGCAGGTGACCTCGTTGAGATACCACTGGTCGTCGATACCGCGCGCCGCCGAGTAGGTGGTACTCACTGTGGCTCCTTTCCGCATCCACACCCAGTCCTCTCCGTTCCAGTGGCTCTTCTTCCAGCCGAACGACAGGAACGGCTCTTCGTCGGTCATGACTGCCACCCCTTGATCTCCGCGGCAATGAACGCCGCCAGCGCGGTTTCGCCGTAGGCGACCTCGCTCCAGCCGCCGTTGACTTTCACCGCCCATGCCATCCACAGAGTCTCGTGCCTGACGCTGGGTTGGTCTCTCCCATGCGGCATCGGCGCCATCACACAGCGCCCACGAAGGCCCGTCCAGTCGCCGTCCGCGTCAACCATGAACCCCGCCTCAATGAGCAGCCGCGAGTCGTCCATCGCGCACCTCCCTCATCACCCGACGGGACTCCTTGTCGCACCACGCGTTGCACCACTGGCGAGGCTCCCACACGCCGGCATGGGCCTTGACGTGGTTGACCTTGAGCCAGAACTGGTGCTCGGCCTGGGCCCGCTGCAGCTTCGACAGCAGAGTGGCGATCTCCGGCCTGGCCGTGAGGCGGTTGGCCGCGCCCTCCAGCACCTGCTTGACCGCCAGGCAGTCGGTGACCAGCACCAGCCGGCGCGACGGCCCCTGGCGCAGCTCCGGGCCTATCACCGGGTGCCGGTACAGGCGGTCGAACGCATGCAGCGCGGCCAGCAGCTCGGCGCCGCCCGAGCAGGCGGCGTCAATGGCGAAGCCCTCTTTGTAGAACGTGCTCCCAGTCCTGGCCCAGAACGCAGCGCCGCCGGCGCGCGTGTGGGTACAGAAACTGGCGTCCGTGAACAGGGTTATGTTTTCGATCATCGCGAATCTCCAGTCAGTAGTGCGCGGGCCACGAGCACCAGTGGATGCTCGCCGGGTTTACTTCGCATCGACTGCCCTTCCATGGGCCAGAAGTCCCATTCGACACCGTCGAAGTTACATTTCTCGTCGTACAGCATTCCTGCTGGTGACGACCAAAAGTAGCCTCCGCGCCAGTTGTACGGCATGTCCTCCTTTTCCCACCCCGCTGCACGCAGGTCGTCTTCAACGCTCATAGCGTGTCTCCAAGCAGTAGCAACGCCGCGGTGTACGCTGCGAGCGGCGACACGCCATCCGCTATGCGCTCCTGGTAATACTGGACCTGCCACAGGGTTGGGTGGCGTTCCACGCGACCCGAGCGTAGCCACGGTACGTTACTGGGTCGGATCAAGAATACGTGGATGCCGTCTACGCGGCTGTTAGACACCCAGTCGCCCTCGACATCGCGCTCGAATCCGATACGCTTTAGCTCTCTTTCCTCACTGTTCATGTATCACCCCGAAAAGTATCGCCGCTCCATACGCCGCGAGCGGCGTGGCAGCTTTGGCTATGTTGCGGCCGTTGTACCTTACGGTCCAGAAAACTGGGTCGCGGTTATGGCTGTCGTGCCGCGCAGTCGGACGGAGCAGAAAGACCCGGGGACTACGCGCGCCGAAGCACCAGTCGCCGTCGTGGTCGAGGAACAAGCCGAGGCGTTTGAGCTCGGCGATCTCGTCTTCAATTCCCATCGGCCACCTCCGGCAGCAAGGACTGGCCTGCGTACGCAGCCAGTGGCGTGGGCGCAAAGAAAGACCCGCGCTTGCGGTTGGTGCACTGCCACTGCGAACCGCGCACCAGGCCGTAATGAAGATTCGGACTGAACAACCAGGTGCGGGTGCCCCGGTTAATCCAGTCACCGTCCTGATCCTCGACGAACCCCAGCGCGGCGAGCTGCTCGCGCTCTTCGGCGGTAATCAGTTGGCTATCCATCGAGCGATCCTCCCCGCAGCATCCACAAAGCTAATGCGGCCAGTGGCCTATCGGCGCCGACCAAAGCCTCACCGAATCTACCGGCTTCCCATCTGGGTGGCTTCTCCCACTCGCGGGGGCGGAACAGACAGACGGATCGCACGAGACCATTGCTCCAATCCCCGTCCAGGCCCTCGACAAACCCCAGTTCGAGGAGCTTCTGGCGCTCCTCGGTGGTGATTTTGCGCATGATTTAACTACTCCTAGTTAATGGACAGCTGCCACGCGGCGAAGACCGCCAGCGGGTGCTGCCCGGGCTCGCCGCTACGTCCTGGGCTTTGGCCGAAACGGCCTGTACTCCATGTCTTCCCGGTTCGCACGACATAGAACTCGCTCTGCCTGAAATAGGCTATGCCCTCCATCGCATCGACGTATTTCACCGGCTCCCAGCCGCAGTCCAACAGGTCCAGCTCTTCTTGGGTCATGGCTGATACCCCGCCAGTTGCCAGCGCACGTAGAGCGCGACCGGCGATTCATCTGGCGCTCCAGTGGCCAGTCGCCCGCTGCCCTGCAGCCACAACTCCCAGCCCCCGTGGCCGTTGAACTTCGGCGGGTAGAGGCATAGCAAATATGGATGCGTTTCGATGTGTTTCTCCCATCGCCGCTCGCTTATGTCCCGGTAATGCATGCCGTCGAGGTAGAACCCGTACGCCCTGAGCGCATTGAAATCGTCGTCAGTCATGTCGCGTCTCCAGTCAGCAGCCAGCGCGCGTAGAGCGCCACAGGGCTCTCGCCTGGTGCACCGCGCGCCACCAGCCTGCCTTGGCGCCATACATCCCAGCCGGGATGGTCATTGTCTTCCGGCGCGTAGATCGACGTTCGGTGTCCGCATACGTTGTGGCGTCTGTAAGCCCTGCGTACCTCGTGGTCCGCAACGGGCGTGAAGCCGTAGGCGGCCAGCGCCTCGCCGAACTCTTTCCACTCGCTCATAGGAACCCCCGCAGCTTCAACGACGCTAGCATCGCGTCGAGCGTTTCGTAGTACTCGTCGAAGTTGTGCCTGTCGATGTCTCGCGTCGGCCAGTAGATGTTCCACATGCGTCTCTTTTCTCCGGTACGGGCGCGATCTGCGACGGACACACCCGGCGGGTACAGCCACGCGCTGGCCCAGCCGATGTCCTTGGTGTACTTTCCGTTACGCCAGTGATAGAACCCCGCCGCGTTCAGCTTTTCTTCGTCGGTCATAGCAAACCCTCCAGGGCCAGGCATGCCAGGATCGCGGGCAGCGGACGGTAGTCCGGCTCGTCGTAGCTCGCGGGAAACTGGCCGCGTGCGGGCATCGTCACGAGAAATCCGCTGGCGAGTGGGTCGTTTGTCTTCTGTATGATCAACCTGGCTATCCCTTCGCCGCCGTGGCTACGCTGGACGTAGCGGTAGGTAGTTTCGCCGAGCCAGGTCTCGCGCTTAAATCCGTACTGAGCCAGGATGTCACGCTCGGCCTGGCTCATCAGTTCTACTTTCACATCCAGCCCTCCAGTTTCGCTGCGACGATCAGAGCCACGGGGTCGCCTTCGCCGAACACGTCCCACACCAAATCATCGGTGTAAAGGTTCCACCCGCTCAGGCCATTTCTATCCAGCCAGTGGGTCGGCTTGCCGTTGACGCGGCGCACGAACCCGTTTGAGGTCATGGGCTTGCACTCGAAAAACCCAAACTCGGCCAGCTTCTCGTTCATAGATCACCCACCAATACGGCTGCAGTTATGAGGCTCACCGGGTCATCGCCGTGCTTGAAATAGACCGGGTTCTTGCTGACGTACAGCGACCAGTACCGGCGCTCTTGCTGCCCTTCGTACTCTGGCAAGAACGGCGGGTACACGGCCGCCACGGGGTGGCCGTTCACGCGCTTGCACATGCAGTCGGCTTCCTTGTAGAACCCGTGGGCGGCCAGGGCCGCCAGCTGTTCGTCGGTCAGGTTCACAAATCACCTCGCATTGTCGCCGCTGCGACGAGTGCTATGGGGTCGGGGCCTTCGTAGAACGGCCCGAGGCCCGCAAGACTCCACACCCTGGCCGCTCGGAGGTAGACCAGCGTCGCTTTCAGCGTACCGTCAGGCCGTCGAGCGGCCCAGATGGTCCCACCGTGGAGCCTGAACCCGTAGGCGGCGAGCGCTTCTTTCTCTTCGTCGGTCAGTCCCATACCACACCCTCCAGAATCGCCCTGGTTACCAGCACCACGGGGCATGGCCCCGTATACGGCTGGACATCACCGGTGACCATCCATAGGCGCTGGCTGGTCAGGTACTGGACGATCGCGATCACCTTGTCCAGGTCGTTGCGCTTGACCCAATAGCTCGACAGCTTGTCACGCACGAACCCGTGGGCGGCCAGGGCGTCCTGCTGTTCCTGCGTCAGGTCCATCGGTTACCTCCTTCTTGACCAGGGTTGCGATCATGGTGAGCACGCGCAGGTTGTCGCGCAGGTCCGGGGACAGCGGCGTCAGCTCCACGCGGCAGGTCGTGTCCCCGCCGTTGGTGTCGCTGACCCAGCGCGCGTTGGCGCCCTCGCCTGGCGAGTACCTGAACCCGTGCGCAACCAGCCAACGGGCCCGCTCATCGTGGTCGGTGAACACGATCATGAACGTGTTCTTGGTGTGCGGCGTCACCTTCATGGCTTGGGCTCCTTGCTCGGTACGAACAGCGGGTCGGCGCCGATGAAGACTTCGTCCGGGCAGTTCGGCCACTCCTTGCGGATGGCCTCGAACTCGCCGTCGTTCCACATGCCGAGGAACGTGATGCCTTCGCCTTCTTCCTGCTCGACCCACAACGCGAAAGCGATGGCCGCTGTCGAGGCGCTGTGGTCTTCCTGCTCAGTCACCGGCGCCGTGTACAGCGCGTTGTTCTGCCCTTCCCGGCGGTGCTGCGCCGGCGTGACGCCGACGCTGGAGCCACGACCGTTGCGGATTTGGTCGAGGACGTGGTTGTCGCAGTAGGCGACAGCCTGCTGCTGTTCGGACGCAGGCGGGGCGGGGGCGGCGGCGAGCAATGCGGCGTAGGCGTCCTCATGCGTGCCCGGTGTCGCCCAAAGTGCACGGATCATTTCGCTGGTTGCCTCTTCCGGCGCCAGTCGCCACCCCTCCGGCACCCCAGCAGCAGGCGGTGCGGAGAGCGCGGCGCGGCCCTCGATGGCAGCGATGAATACGTCACTTGGCTTGCCCGGAAGCTTGCGTGCCTGTTGAGGGTCAATACCGAGGTAGTCGCACAGGACAACGAAAGTTTCCAAGAGCATGGCGCGCTCTGCGCTGATGCTGGCTGTCATACGCTCGTGCTGGGCGACGGTCATCAGCCCCTGCTCTTCGATGCCGTCTAACACTGGGGTGCGGAAATCAAGGTGCCATCCTGGGTTGTTCTGCGGCGGGTCAATAACACGCCACCGAAGCGCCACCACCTCCGGCTTCTCCTCCTGCACCTGCGCGGCGGGAGGGGTGCATGCAGAATCAAGATGGCGCCAGGTGCTTTCGCACTCGGGGCATTCCTCCCCGTCCGGGCCTACCCATGCGTGGTCATCGCAGAATGTCATTTTATCGGTCATTTCGATTCTCCAGGCGTGCACTGGACAGTGACCACGCCATTTTCGGTGGTGATGGTTGGGCGGGCCATGGCCAGGGCTTCGTCACGCTGGTTGGCTACGATGTTGATCGCGACGAAAAGTATCCAAAACCCGATGGCGTAGAACCATGCAAAGAAACGGTAGTAGCTCATGGCTGGTCTCCCGGCCACTTGCAGCCATCGGGCGGGAAGGCGCCCAGCGCCTCCGCGATCTCGAACAGGCGCTTGTCGTGGGGCCCGGCCACGCGGACGCGGTCGGGGCTATAGGCCGGCACCAGGGTAACGCTCTCGTGCTCGGCGACGGCCTGAGCGACGAACTCGGGCACTTTGGTCATTTGGATGTAGAACATGGTTCATCTCCTAAAATCCACTCAGTTGTGTAGGCTCTGCAGCCCACCGAAGCCAGCGTCTGCCGCCGCAAACGTTGGTCGGAAAAAACGAACGAGCTGATGATCACGCTGTGCTCGAACACCACGAAGCCAACGCCGTAGAGCATCGCGCCGTCTTCCACGATCTTGGCGATGGTGCACGTCTCGCGACCGCCAGGTATGCCTTCGAAGTCGAACATGTCAGGCCTCCTGGCGCAGGCAACGGTCGAATACCACGACGGCGAAGGTCTTGGCCTTCAGCGCCAGTTTGCGGCTGAAGGGGTCCGGCGCGTCGCGCCACTCCTCCCAGAGCCGATACGTCATGCCCTCCAGGCTGCGGGCGAGCTGTAGACGGCGGTCCATGGCTAGTCCTCCTCGACCTGGCAGGTCAGCAGCACGACGGCGTCCGGCGCCTTGAAGGTCAGCTCGGCCTGGCCCTGGGCGCGCTTGTACTCGCACTCAGCCACGGCATCGTCGCCGACCCAGCGGCCAGCGAGCCACACTTGGCAGTCGTCCTTGGCGTCGCTGGCGCAGAGGTACATCACGAGGGTTGCAGTGATCATTTGTCGTTCTCCCAGTTCTTGAGCAGTTTTTCCAGCAGTTCGAGGCTGACGTACGGGTCGCCGTCTTTGCGCGCCGAGCTCAGCAACGCCTTGATCATGGCTTTCGCGCCTCGGTCCACGGCTTTGAGGTACATCACGCGGATCATGATCGACAACGGCACCGCGTAGGTGACAGCCACGACGATGATAGCGACTGCGAAATCAGACATTTCCCAGCTCCCGGGCGAACTCGTCTGCCAGCCAGTCCACCAGGCGCCAGCGCGCCAGGCCATAGGGCGTGCGCATGGACCACAAGGCTTCCTTGTCACTCGCCAGGTCGTACTGGTCCATTGCGGTGACGGCTTTGTTGGTGGAGACCGGGTAGGCCCGGTCCCCGCTGAACTCCGGCCACTGGACGAAGTACTGGCGCAGCTTCAGCGTCATGACGTGGACAGACACATCAGTCGCCCGGGCCAGGTAACAGCAGATACCTTCGTTAGGGCAGACCGGCACCGCGCCCTCGTACTGGAGCGCTCGCAGCGCCGCAAGCAGCCGCTGCATGGTGAAAGCGTCGATAGGATGCATGGCTTAACTACTCCTAGTTAGCGCCTTGGCGGCAGTACGAACAGTGTGTGCCGGGCGCGATGTGATGGATCGAAGCCGGGTGCACGCCGCTGTGGTTCAAGTATTCTTCGGCGCTCCCGGGTAGCCCTTTTACCGGCCCCGCCCAGTGGAAACGGAACACGTGCCATCGGCCTTTTTTCGTCGTCCACTGGACACATCGGCCGGCTAGTGCGTCGAAAGTTGTTCGCGCTGCTGCGACACCTCTTACGGTGGCTTGGATTATCTGGCTCATGGCTAAATGGCCAGGGCCAGAACGACGAAAAACGCCAGCAGGAAAGCGCCGGCGCTGGTCACCTCGCGGTACATGCCACGGGTCTCGAATTGTTTCATGGTGGATCTCCGGTCAGTCCGGGCGACATTGCCCGCCGAAGCCCTGGCGCGCCAGGGCTTGAGCTGGATCAGTCTGCGACGCGGTCTGGGATGTCAGGGAACACGCTGCCGAAGTGCCAGCAGCGGTAGCTGGTGCCGTCCGTGATGCGCTCCATGATCCGCCCTACGTCGTCGGCCTCAAGGCGTCGGGAGGCGTTGCGGTATCCGCCGAAGTGCTCGATGAAACGCCCCACGTCGGCCTCCTCGACCACGTAGGCTGTCCGGGTGGTGGTCGTGTCACGCCCCCACGCGTTCGCCGCCGTGTGCTTGCGCGGCTCGCCGTATTTACGCATCGCTGTCATCCTCGTCGCCATAGGCGATCACGTTGTAGATCGGCATGCGGGCGGCTATCCATGCGTGGACTGCCTCCCGGTCTCCCAGCAGTTGCGCCGGCCAGCGCACTGACTGCGCGGGCTCACTGTACGCGGTTCGCACGATGGCGGTGCGGTCGCTCGGATGTGGCTGGTAGTCCTGACCGGTGGCGCGGGCCAGCTGGCCACGCAACGACTGTTCGGCACGCATGCCAGCGGTTACGGTCTGGTCCTTCAGGGGCGCTCGCATCATTCCGGGTCTCCTTGGCTTGGCAGCTCATCGTACGTGTAGCCGGCGTCGCACCAGTTGAGGATCTCGACGTCACCGGCGGCGCAGCCCACGGCCTCAAGGCTGGCGGTCGTCATGCCCCAGCTGGTGGCGCACTCGTCCATCCCCTTGGTCATGGCGGCGCCCGGGCCCGAGGCGGTCACGCTGGTTACGAACATCGTCCCATCAGCGGGGTTGCCCGTCTCACGGATGAAGACGGTATAGGTCTTGTCGGTCATGTTCACTGGGCCTCTTGGTAGTTGCCGACGTTCTCGGCGCGGCTGAAGGTGGGGCCACGGCGCAGGCGGAAGCCCACGAACCCGTGCTTGTGCGCCCACGTGTTGCCATGCAGATACTGAACGGTGCGGCTGTAGCGGCCGTCCACGATGAGCACGGAGCGGTCGCCAGTGGCTTCGACCGGGCCCGTCTTGGTCATGCGGTAGAACTGTAGGTAGTACACGGTGCGGTCTCCGCTAACTAGCGTAGTTAAGGCTGAGAGCAAGGACGGTGGCGGTGGCCGCCGCCCACACTAGCCAGCCGACGATGGAGCGGATGCGGTTGATTCCATGGTAGCCGGTGGCGGCGACCACGCCGAGGATGGCCACCAGAATAAGCGCGCTCACGACGGCGTAAAGCCAGATTGGGTGCATTAGGGTTACTCCGTTAACTAGTGGTAGTTAAGCAAGGCGCACTAAGGCCGCTTGTAGCAGGGTTCACTAGACGCACTTGTCTAACTAATATCATACGCTTCTAGGGGTTAGGGTCAAGAAAACCCGACCGCGGGCGCCATTTTTAGTAAGAAATGGGCTTTACTACTAGGCGTTTTACTAGCCCAAGTCATTGATTTCATTGGGAATAGTAAAATAGTAAGCGATTTCGCATAAGAGAAAACCGTATGACTCGGATTTTTCGGTTGATACGGGAAGTGGTTTGGGCGCGACCCTTCTTGTATCGCTTTCGCCCGCGCGCGTGTAGGCTTATGTGTAAATTTCTTTACTATTTTACTATTCCTATGTAAATCAATCACTTAGAGTAGTATTTTCTTTTTTAATTTTTTACTATTTTACTAAAACTATAGATATTCGTGGTCGTCTCGTGGCTACTTCTAGCCCTGGCCGCCTGTGGGAATCAGGCTGGACGCCTAGTGCCACGCGGCTTGCAGCCGTTTTTACCCTCTAATCGGGCTTTAGCTTAACTACAACTAGTTAACCTTTCGCTACATCTGAAACAACAAAACCCGGCGCAAGGCCGGGTTTTGGGTACATCGGGCTCAGATCATTCGGCGTCGTCCGCCAACAGCTCCGTGGCCACGTCGTCCAGCAGGTCGGCTATCTCGGAAATCAACTCCAGCGCCGTGGCCTTGCCTGCCGCTTGGGCACGCACACGTTCCAGCGCAGCACGCAGGTCGGCCAGTGCTGCCGGGTCGCCTTCGACCGGCGGAGCCTTGGGAGTCTGCGGCGCGCGTTCACGCCCCTTGATCAAGCCCTTGGCCTTGGCGTTCTCCCGTGCCGACTTCGCGAAGGTCTGGACGCTGCCGCCGCCGGCACCGGCCAGGGCTTCTTCGGGGAGGGTCATGATGGTCTTCGCCTCGGAACCGCGCATCTTCGCAGTCAGCTCGGCGCAGCCGGCGTCGAGGAAGGCGTCACGGACACGTTCCACGACGGTTTCGACGTCGAAGCCAGAGCGGCGCGCTTCGAGCACCAGCTCCAGCAGCAGGCGGGACGCGTTGGTATGCTCGACTGCAGCCTTCGACAGGGCTTCGCCCCATGCAGTGATTGAGCGGGACGCTACGGCAGCGTCGGCCTTCAGGGACGAGTTCTTACGTACGGATTGCTTAGCCATGGTGTATCTCCAGTCAGGTTGTGGGTCAGACGCGGCCGTAGCCCAGCGTGAACACGGTTGCGAGGATGAGTGCTAGCCAGACGTATTCCATGTGTGGTGCTCCGGTCGGTGGCTCGGCGTAGTTGCTTTGCCTGAACAAATAGTAGCACAAGCCGCACTTGCTTAACTAGTTGTAGTTAAGCTGAATCAATCTCCAGCGCCGTGTGTTCCGAACAAAGAATTCTTTTCCCGGCCGGACACCCACGCGGGGGGAGGCGGGGGAGGGGCGGTATGTCTTACCCGTGTCTCTCACACCACAGGGTCAAAAATGGCCCCGTATACTTTGTATACAGGTGTACTAGGAGAACTCGTCGCAAAAATTCCAGGGTCAAAATTTTGAGCCCCGGCTTGACACAACATCCCCATTGCGCAAAGATGACATTGCCACGCAGGCACCGGCAAGGCAGCCAGGGCACGGACGCCCCCTCCCCCCTCCCCCCTCCCCACAACCGCCGGTCCGATCACATGAACCACCCGTGGACACCCAGGTCCGTGGTAGGGTCACCCCCAACCACTCACCCACGAGGTGCACCATGAACTCGCACGGCGACCCCGAACAGACCCCCAGCGCGAACAACCCGAACCCCGAGCAGGAGCCCCGCAAGGAAGACCTGTTCGATCGTATCGGCCGCGCCTTCCCCCACGAACGCCAGCGCCTGGTGCTCGAAGAACTCCTGATGCTGATCAAGTCCGTGGACGCCATCGCCGACGAGACCGCCACCGAGGCGAGCTCCATCGTGGCCCGCGGCGGCAAGTCGATCGCCAGCCGCCGGACGGAGCAGGCCAAGGCCGAAGAGGACACCGGTCGCAAGCAGGACGAGGTCAGCGGTTCGGTGCTGGACGGCAGCGCGGACGTCGAGCTGTCGGAGACCGAGCGGACCATGAACCCAGCGCCCACCAGCGACGACGATACCGGCACCGGCACCAGCAAAGGGGCGGCCAAGGGAAAGACCAAGACCGCTAGCAAGGGCTGACCACCCTCCCTCTCGCCGAGGCTCTTGCTATCAGCCCATGGATGGGCTACCCTCACGCGGACTTCGTGTAATTCCCACTGGCCAGTGAGGACACCCAGATGGCACTCGCCAAACTCCGCATCAACGAAACCGACGAGAACCGCGTCCGCAAGCTCAACGCCCTCGTCGACGCGATCAACGCCCTCGGCGTCTCCTCCACCGGCACTATCGACGCGGCCAAGCTCACTGGCACCGTCGCCCCGGCACGCCTGCCCATCGCGACCGCCTCGACCCTGGGCGCCGTGAAAGACGGCACTGGCATCACCGTGGCCGCCGATGGCACCATGAGCGTACCGTAACGCTCATGGGGGCCGTAGAGCATGACAGCGCCAATCGTTCCGATGACGATCCAGCGGGGCAAGACGCTTCGCTGGGTGTTCTTCTACGCTGAGCAGAAGCTGGTCTACAAGACCATCACTGCGATGCCGATCAAGGCGCCGTGCACCCTGACGGTCCCCTCCCATGGCCTCCCCGACGGATGGCCGTTCCGCATCGAGTGCGTCAAGGCACCCGAAGAGCTCAACTCCCCCGACCTGGACAGCGAAGAGCCGTACTACTTCGCAACGGTCGTCGACGCCGACACGGTCGAGATCAACACCCTCAACGCCCACTGCCTCAAGCCGTTCACCGGCGAGGGCGTGCTGGTCTACAACCAGCCGGCTGACCTGACCGGGTACGAGGCCAGGGCCCAGGTCCGCGCCAGCGAGTCGGCCACCAGCGCCCTGTTTACGTGGAACAGCGATGGCGCCGTCGTACCGCCCCCGGACGAGCTGGCTATCGTCGACGTCGCCCTGTCGCAGATCATCCTGCCGATGGACCCCGCCACCTCGGCCGACCTGTCGTGGTCGGCGGGGGTCTACGAGACCGAGGCCATAGCGCCCTCTGGGGACGTGTTCCCGGTCAACGCGATCAGTTCGGTCGTCGTGACCGGGGAAGTGGTCAAGTGAGCTGCGCCACCCTGGTCATCCGCCCGGCCACGGGCCAGCGCACGCTGGTCACCGCCGGCTGCGGTACGTTCATCCCCCTGCGCACCCCGACCCAGCAGCGCCTGGTGCAGACCGTCCTCAACGGCCGGGCCGTCGTCACCGTGGCGCAGAGCCAGGGACGTACGGGCCCACAAGGCCCGGTCGGCCCGTCGGGCGGGGCGCTGGTGCTCACCGCCGGTGAGACGGTGAGCGCGCTGAAGATGGTCTACGAGCTGGGCGGCGAGGTGTTCGCGCTGGACAGCCAGGACGCGGCGAACATCTACCGGTGGGTGGGCGTGGCCGTGACCGCCGGCACCACGGGGAACGACGTCACGGTACAGCGCAGCGGGGAGCTCGAGGACAACAGCTGGAGCTGGACCGACGGCGAGCGGGTGTACCTGGGCGCCAGTGGCACGCTGACCCAGGTGCCGCCCGTGGTAGGCTACTATCAGCTCGTAGGCACGGCGGTGTCGCCCAAGCGCGTGCTGCTCAACATCCAAGACCCGATCGAACTGTAGGAGATCATCATGGCCCAGGGCTTCATCGCCGTCGTGAGCGGCAAACTCAAGGTGCTGTTCGGCATCGCCAGCAGTGCTGGCGCTGGCGACGCGGGCAAGTACATCGTCACCGACGCCGGCGGCAAGCTGGACCCGAGCTTCCTGCCCAGCGGCATCGGCGCCAACCAGGTGGTGGCGACGGCCAGCGAGGCGTTGACCGCGGGGGACTTCGTGAACCTGTACCTGAACGCCGGTGCGCTGAACGTGCGCAAGGCCGACAACAGCAATAGCCGCGAGGCCTGGGGCTATGTCGAGGCCGCCGTGTCCAGCAGCGCCAGCGCCACGGTGAAGCGCCTCGGCACCACCAACGCTTCGCGCACCGGCCTGACCATCGGCAGCGAGTACTGGCTGGGCACCGCCGGCGGCGTGATCAGCACCCCGCTGGACGCGAACGACACCGGCAACGCGGGCAAGATGGTCCAGTACCTGGGCATCGCGAAGTCCGCGACTGAGCTGGTCACCGCCGAGTTCCAGCCGGTACTCCTGTAATGCCCGGTCCGGTTCCGGTCGTCCTCGAGAACGGCAAGCCGAAGGTCTCCAGAGACCTTGGGTCTCTACTGCCGTTGCCGATAAGCACGACGCTGAACTACGCGTGGAAGACCGGCACCGGGTGGGTGCAGCTGGGAACGGCCGCAGTCCAGGACGCAACCACCTCGGCGACCGACACTACGTCGGGCAGGCTGTGGCGAACCAACGACCTGGTCAAGCAGACTTCGACGGTCGATGCTACTACCGGCAGCGTGTTGTTGGTCGGGGGGTTCGGCATCGGCGTCCAGTTGGTCTCCACTGAGACCAACCTCGACAACTACCGCGCCGGTGGCAAATACATCACCCCGGCGTCGGGTCTAACCAACCTACCGCCAGGGTGGTCGCAAGGTCGCCACATCATCGAGGTAGCTGGCAGCAACTATTCGTCGCAGTTGGTGTTCGGCGGATCGGCTAGCTTCAGCCGCATAGCCAATCGGGTCTTCGCGCCCACGACGTCCACTTTCACCCCGTGGTACGACGTGCTGACAAATAACAGCCTCGTGCAGGGCACGGGGATAACCCTCACCTATAACTCTTCCACCGGCCAGGTAACCATCGCTACGTCGGGCGGGAGCAGTACGGGGATATCGACCAAGGCCAACTTCCAGACAAAAGTACTGAACGGTCTACTGGGGTACATTCCTCAGTTCGCGGACGTCGACATAGGTTGGGCCTGCGGCATCCTCAACACGAACACGCTGCCGTTGGGGTCGGGCTACTCGTCGAGCAATGCCGCGGACTACGCAGACGCATCTGAGAGCCTGCTGGCTATCACGGGGACTGGTGCGTCCGTGAGCGGACGATCGCCGACGGTCCTCTCCACTGGGACCACTACCACGGGCACCGTCAACTGGTCGAACGGCCGCACGCTCGCCGGGATCATCAATGGTGGCTTGCGCTACAACCAGATGGCGTCGATGACCTACCAGTTCACCGGTAACATCCAGACCATCAGCACGGCTACGGATCGATTCGTCTGCGAGATGGGCGTCACCAGCGGCGGCCTGTCCAGCAAGCAGGCGTGGTTCAGCTGTGTCGACAACGTAAACAGCGGACGCTGGCTGTTCAGCTACGTCAACAACGCAGGATCGACGGTGACGGTCGACACGGGGATAACCCCCTCGGCTGGCGTCGACGTCGACGCGACCATCACCTGGACGTGGACCGGCAGCGCATTTACTCTGGTGGCGACGCTCAGCACGTTCACCAGCTCGACGCTGACCAGCCTGGTGGTGAACCTCAGCCTATCGTCGGTAATAGCCTGGAACCCCTACATGAGCATCACGAAGTCGGCAGGGACCACGGCACGCGCGTTCAGGTTCCGCCGGCACCTGATGATTGGGACAGTGCAATGAACATCAACACGCCAGAGCAGCTGATCCAGCTCGACAACCCGGTCTCGAAGACCAGTAAGCCCGCTTGGGACAAGCAGCTACTGGTCGACGTGGCCATCGGCACGTCGGAAATGGAGATCCTCGAGGCCTACGACCTGCAGGCGCACCAGCTGCGCGAGATTCTCGAGGACAGCACGTTCCTCGTGGCGCTGGCCACCCTGAAAAAAGAGCTCGACAAGGACGGCATGAGCTTCAGGCTGAAGTGCCAGCTGCAGGCCGAGGCCATGCTCGAGGAAAACTGGATGCTCGCCCACGACCGCGAGAACGTGCCGGCCGAGACCCGGCGCAAGGCGATTGCTGACACCGTCCGCTGGGCCGGCTTCGACAACCAGGGCGGCGCAAGCGGCCTCGGAGGCGGCGGTGGGTTCACCATCAACGTCATCACCGGCTCTTCTGGCCGGGCAGGCGTCACGATCGAGGGCGAGAAGGAATGAGCGTAAGCATTGACTACACGCCGGAGCCTATCGCCGACGCGTTCCTCCAGAGCGAGAAATTCTACAACTTCATCGTCGGTCCGGTAGGCTCGGCGAAGACCACGGCGATCCTGTTCAAGATCGTCTACCACGCCTCAAAACAGGCGCCCAGCCCGGTGGACGGTATACGCCGGACCCGGTGGGTTATCGTGCGGAACACCATGCAGCAGCTGAAGGACACCACCCTCAACTCGTTCTTCACCTGGTTCAAGCACGGCCAGGCCGGCACGTGGAAGGCGTCTACGAACACGTTCGTGTTTCGCTTCGCCGACATCGAGGCTGAGGTGTTGTTTCGTCCGCTCGACACCCCTGACGACGTCAGCCGGGTGTTATCGCTCGAGGTGACCGGCGCGATCCTGGACGAATTCGTCGAGATTCCCAAGGAGATCGTCGAATCGCTGTCTGGTCGCTGCGGCCGCTACCCGTCGAAGAAAGACGGCGGTGCCACCTGGTGGGGCATGTGGGGGGCGAGCAACCCGGGCAACGAGGACGACTGGTGGTACACCTGGCTCTATGACCAGAAGCCGTCGAACATGGGGTTTTTCATCCAGCCGTCGGGGTTTTCGCCCGAGGCCGAGAACATCGAAAACCTGCCGGGCGGCCGCGGCTACTACACCAACCTGGCCGAAGGCAAGAGCCCGCAATGGGTCAAGCAGTTCATCGAGGTGAAGTGGGGCTACAGCATCCGCGGCAAGCCCATCTACACCTCGTTCAACCCAGAGGTCCACGTCGCCAAGCAGCCGCTGCAGTTCAATCCGCATCTCCCTCTGGTGATCGGGTTCGACGCCGGCCTGACGCCGGCGGCCATCTTCGGCCAGCAAGACCCGCAGGGGCGCGTGCTGATCCTCCGCGAGCTGACCAGTGAGAACATGGGGGCGCGCCGGTTCTGCCGCGAGAAGATCCGACCGCTGTTGAATCGCGAGTTCCGCGACGCCGACCTGGTCATTCAGGCGGACCCCGCGTGCGGTCAGCGGGCGCAGACCGACGAGCGCAGCGTCAGGCAGGTGCTGGAGGAAGAACTCGGCGTCCGCGTGTACCCGGCGCACAGCAACACGCTGACCGACCGCCTCGGCGCCGTCGACAGTCTGCTCACCCGGCTGGTGGAGGGCCAGGCCGCGTACCTGGTGGACCCGTCGTGCAAGGTGCTGATCCGTGGCTTTACGTCCGGCTACCGCTACCCGGTCAACAACAAGGGGGTCAAAGGTGACAGCCCGGAGAAAAACGCCTACTCTCACCCGCACGACGCCAACCAGTACCTGTGCATGATGTTCGAGCGCGACGCTATGCGCGAAGCGAAACGGCTCAAGATGCCAAAAATGCCGACCTACCGCAACAGCTACGTCTACTAGGGATAAGCCATGGCCGACGGCTCTCAAGACCCGGAAATCAAGGTAAGCCCGGATGCGCTTACAGCGCTCGGTCGTAACCTGCGGTCGAAGTTCACCCAGTACACGCGCGACCGCAGGCTGATCGAAGAGCAGTGGATGAAGAACCTCCGCCAGTACCTCGGCCAGTACGACCCCGACCTGATCTCCAGGATGGACCCGCAGCAGAGCAGGGCCTACCCCAAGATCACCCGGGTCAAATGCGTGAGCATGGTTTCTCGGCTGACGTCGCTGCTGTTCCCCGCCGACGAGAAGAACTGGAGCCTGGAAGCCAGCCCGACCCCGAGCCTGCCGCCCGAAGCGCTGCAGGCAGCGATCGACCAATGGATGGCCACCCACAACGGCTTCAACCTGGCCGACTTCGATATGGCCGTGGGCCGCTTTGCGGCGAACGCCGCGGAGAAGATGGAGGCCCAGATCGATGACCAGCTGGCGGACATCGCCGCCTATGGCCCGTGCGACTACCAGACCCTGGCGCGCCGCGTCGTGCGCTCGGCGGTGATCTACGGGCCGGGCATCATGAAAGGCCCGATGACGCTGGCCGACACCCGCTCGGTCCCGGTAACGTTGCCCGACGGCCGCATCACTGTCGGTACGGAGACGACATATCGTCCCTACTTCGAGTACGTTTCGAACTGGGACTACTACCCCGACCTGGCTGCGAAGACCTTCGCGCAGATGGATGGGCAGTTCCAGCGCCACATATTCTCCCGACACCAGCTGCGAAAGCTGGCCGAGCGCGCCGACTTCCGCGGCAACGTCATCAACGACTACTTGCGCTCCCACGCGGATGGCAACTACACGCGCCAGACGTACGAGACGGAGCTGCAGACCCTTGGCGAACAGACCAACGTCGTCGCCGACACCCGCAAGTTCGAGGTGGTCGAGTACTGGGGGTACGTCTCGGGCTACGAGCTGAGCCAGGCCGGCGTGAACATCGACGACAGCAAGCTGAACACCGAGCTGAAGGCCACGGTGTGGATGCTCGATGACGTCGTGATCAAGGCGGCCGAAGACCCACTGCCGGAAGGCGCCTCGATGTACCACCAGTTCGTCTTCGAAGAAGACGACGTGAACCTCATGGGCACCGGCCTACCGGAAATCATGCGTGACAGCCAGATGGCCGTGAGCATGGCGTCTCGCATGCTGATGGACAACGCGTCGGCTGTGTGCGGGCCCAACGTCGAGGTAGACTGGAACCGTCTCAGCCCCGGCCAGGACACCACCATCAAGCCGTTCAAGGCGTGGATGGTGGAGCCTGACGCCTCGCAGGGTAATGCGCCAGCTGTGCGCCCGGTTAAATTCGACTCCAACCTCACCGAGCTGCAGGCCGTGGTCAAGATGTTCCTGGAGTTCGCGGACGCAGAGACGTTCGTCAACCCGATCACCGGTGGCGATATGGACGGTTCCGGTGAGGCGCTGCGCACGACCGGCAACATGTCCATGGTGCTTGGTAACGCGGCGCTGCCGTTCCGCGACATCGTGCGGAATTTCGACAAGTTCACGGTGAGCGCCATCCATTCGCTGGTCGAGTGGAACATGGCGCTGAACCCGCGACGCGACATCGTCGGCGACCTTCGCCCGATCGGCCGTGGAGCGACTACACTGATCGCCAAGGAGATCCGTGCGGCTGCGCTGGACAACCTGGCCAACACCTTGCTCGAGGAAGAGAAGGACTACATCGACTTCGGACAGCTGGCCAAACAGCGCCTGCTCTCGCGCGACCTGCCGCTGAACCAGATCATGGTCAGCGAGGAAGTCGCCAAGCAGCGCCAGGACGACAAGGCAAGCCAGGCTCAGGAAGCGCGCGACCAAGCCCGTCGGATGTTCGAAGAAGAGCTCAAGAACCTGGCGAGCGACTCGCTGAAGCAAGCGTCCCAGGCCCAGAAAAACGTCGACGCCGCGGACGTGGCTACTTTCAAAGCCGTCCTCGACGCGTTGGCCCAAGGAGTCAGCCCTCATGCAGTCGCTCGAGCAGCGCAACGAACTACGCCAGCAGCTGGCGGAAATCAAGAACAGCCACGAGGTCAAGCTGGTGGTGCAGTTCCTCCAGCACCAGATGAACCAGGAGCTGCAGGCATTGCTCAAGGCCTCCGACCCGGCGCAGCTGACGCGTTTACAGGGTAAGGCGCAGGCCTACAGGGACGCTGTGGACATCCTGCAGCGTCCCATGCCAGAGAAGCCGGGACAACCGGCCGCTTAGTAAGTTATTGACAACATCACAGCCGCGGAGTAAATAGCGCTCATGAACAACGAAGCCAATGCCCAACAAGAGTTCGACTCTGCCCTCACCGAGGCGATGAATGAGAGCTCGGCACCTGATACGCAGGCAAGCGCGCCGGACCCGGCAGAGCCTGCGCAGGCTCCTGTTGCACAAGATCCGGCCCAAGATCCGGCTGCCGCTGCTTCTGCTGAAGGCGAGCCGGCGAAAGCTGACGAACCTGCTGCGCAGCCGACTCCTGCGGCTGAGGCTCCTGAAGTAGACGCCAAGCCGGAACCTGTTCCGACGCCTGCGCCGACCCCGGTGAACCAGCCGGCACCGCTTGACCCGACATTCCTCGCCCAGGCCATTGTCGAAGCGCAGCGCCAGGCTCAGCAGTCGCAGCAACCCGAGCCGATACAGAAGGCCGAGCCGAAGCTGGAAGATTTCATCAGCGCCGACGAGAAAGCGGTGCTGGACAAATACGACTCGGAGTGGGGCGAAGTGTCCCAGGCCGAGCAGATCCGCACCAAGGCCGCGATCGCGCTGGCCTTGGCGCAGTTCAAACTGGAAGTGCAAGGTGAGCTGGCGCCGGTCCGCGCGTACATGCAACGATCGACAACTACCGCGCACACCGCAGCGATCCACGCCGCCCACCCGGATATCGAATCGATTACCGGGGACGTGGTCAAGTGGGTCAAAGAGCACCCGAACCAGATGGTCCGCGACAGCGGGGCTCAGGTGCTCAAACAAGGCAACGCGCAACAGGTCATTGGCCTGGTGTCGTTGTTCAAGGAAGCGACGGGACGGACGGGTGCAGCGCCAGCCACGCAAGCAGCCTCGCCAGCCGCGCAAGAAGCACCTGCTGCACCTACGCCTGCCGCGCCTGCCGCGCCCGATCCCGCCCGGGAGAAAGCCGCCGCAGCCACTGCAGCCGTGACCGCAGCTCAACGTGGTGGCATCCCCACCGGGAAGGACCAGACCGACTTCGATCTGGCCTGGAAAGAAGCCATCGCAAGCGCATCTTGACGACACAAAGGAGATAGACCATGTCGTACAGCGGCACTACTTACGGCGACATTACCCCGCGTCAGGCGGCTTACTCGATCGCCAACCTGCTGAAGCGCGCGCTTCCGCTGCTGACCATCGAGAAGTTCGGCCAGACTTACCCCATTCCGAAGAACAACACCAAGGTCGCCAAGTGGCGCCGTTACTACATCGACGGCGGCACCGGTGCTTACTCTGGCGAGGCCGGCAATTACAGCATCCCGCTGGCGCTGACCCCGCTGGTCGAGGGCGTGACCCCCGCTGGTCAGCAGATGGCGAACAAGGACTACACCGCTACCCTGGTGCAGTACGGCAACTACATCGAGTTCACCGACGTGATCCTCGACCTGCACGAGGACATGCCCGCGCTGCTGCGCGAGCTGACCGACATGCTCGGCGAGCAGATGGCGGTGACCATCGAGACTCTGCGGTTCAACGTGCTGAAGGCTGGCACCAACGTGTTCTACGCCAACGGCAACGCCCGCAACGCCGTCAATACTGTGCTCACCCGCGAGCTGCAGATGCGCATCACCCGCGCGCTGAAGCGCCAGAACGCGATGACCATCACCTCGGTGGTGAAGTCCTCGGTGGCCTACAACACCCAGCCGATCGAAGCCTCCTTCGTTGCGCTGTGCCACCCGGACGTCGAGAACGACATCCGCAAAATGGACGGCTTCGTGTCGACCAAGCACTACGCGTCGATCACCCCGATGGAAGGCGAGATCGGCTCGGTGGACGACGTGCGCTACATCCGCTCGACCGTATTCGCATCCTTCCCGGATGCGGGCGGCGCAGCTGGTGGCACCGTGCTGTCGACCACTGGCTCCTCGGCCGACGTCTACCCGGTGCTGTTCATCGCGCGCGACGCCTATGGCCTGGTGCCGCTGAAAGGCGACAACGTGGCCAGCGTGATGGTCGTACAGCCGAAGCCGACCAACGTCGACCCGCTGGCTCAGCGCGGCACCGCCGGCTGGAAAGTGTGGAACGCCACCGTCATCCTGCAGGATGCCTGGCTGATCCGCGCCGAAGTCGCTGCGAGCGTATAACGGCCTGCTGAACGAAAGGCCCGCCCTGGTGGCGGGCCTTTTCATAGGGGGCTACAGTGAACGACATAGCAATCGAGGCGCCGGGCATGAGCAACTGCGTTCGCATCACCACCGCCGAAAACGGGTACGTGCTCGAGTACGAAGACCCCGAAGTCCGCAAGAAAAACCGCGACAACTGCTGCCCATGGGAAGATCCGTGGAAGCAGCGCGTGTACGACACACCGGAAGCCCTAGCCGCCGATCTGGTGCGCGTGCTTCCGATCATGAAAGAACAGGGAAAAGAAGCCATGGAACCGGCAGAAGAATTCAAAACCGCGTTGTCACAGGCGTTCAAGGAGACTGACGAATGAGCACCGATATCGACCTCAACACCCTCGACGAGACCAAACCCGAGACCGCTGCGCTGCAGCCGGCGAAGAAACCGCGCGCCAAGAAAGCGGCCAAGCCTGTGCAGGCCAAAACCGCCGAAGCCCTCAAGGTGGCCACTG